ATACCCAAATTAACTTGGGTTCTTCTGCTGCCAGAGAAACTATATCGAATTTAATTTCGGCAACTTTAAAGGATAAAGGTACATACCATCAATATGATGATAGTGAAATTGAAGAACAAGAAGCCAGAGAAACTTGGGTATGTGGTGTGTGTGATGAAAATACTTATGATGTAGATTCTGATTATATTGGTAGTGGTACTAACCACTTGGGATGTGAATTGGAATTAGAAAATGATAGACATACACAAAGTAAGGATTGGATAAAAGATGGTTTCGATACATATAGTCCTTATAAAAAAGATAATGACAATACAGAATCTATACAAAAACAAATATATAATGAAATGACAGCTGATGGTTTACCAGCAGGTGGAGATTCTGAGGCTGTAATGGAATCACATAAGTTAGCTGAAGAAATAGTAAATGCACAAAAGGGTAGTTGGATATACGAATCACCTGATGGTGGTAAAACCGTATTTAGACGCCCAGCTGGAGATTACGATCCTAAGAATAAAGAAGAAATAGATTGGGAAACTAAAGAACCAACAGGTAGAGTATTTTCAGATTATAACAATGGTAATTGGAAAGGTGATGAAAGATAATTGCGTTGTTTGTAAATCAGAAAGTATATATGATAGGAATGAGAATATTCTATTTAGGATAGGTTATATTAGTGGAGTAGGTCAGTTGTGTTTAGATTGTTATGAAAAACTTTATTTAATACCGAAAACAAAAAAAGGAAATAAAAAATGAAAATGGAACAATGGTCAGGCTTTGACAAGTTCACAGTAATGTTGCATGGAGCACATGCAAATATTAAAGGAGTAAAACTTGGATACCAAGCCTATTTAGATTTTAAAAAAGTAAAAGAGGCATTACATTTAATATCTAAGTCAAATGATAGTTATTCTTATGATAGTAATATTTATAAAAGACCAATAACAGCATCAAGAGCAACTCAAATCTTAATGAAGATAGAAGAATGTAAATGGGATGAAGATATTAGGTTAGTAGCTAAACAAATAAAAGCTGGGAATTTTATATCACCAGTTAAATAAGAGAATTAGATTTCTCTTATTAAGGTAGGAGAAATATAATGGCAAAAAAACCCGCGTCGTTTGAGTATAACGGCACACTTGTTAGAGTTTTAGATGGAGATACAATCGATTGTTTTATTGATTTAGGTTTCGATTTAAAAATTAAAAAAAGAATTAGATACATGGGTATTGATACTTGGGAAAGTAGAACTCGTGATTTAGATGAAAAGAAAAAAGGACTAGCAGCCAAAGCTCGTAATAAAGAGTTGTTAGAGGCTGGAACTTTTAAAATAGTATCTCACGGAACTGGTAAGTTCGGTAGAGTATTGGGTGAAATATTTGTTTCACCAGACGCAGTAGGACACGAAGTGGCAGAGAATGTTGATAAGTCATCTGATGGATTAGTTAGTATTAATGATATACTGATTAATGAAGGACACGCTTACGAATACGATGGTGGTAAGAAAAAGAAGTTTGTGGCTGAAATACAAAAAGAAAAGGCAGCTAAAAAAGAAGATTTAGTTGATAAACCAGCAGAGGAATAACATGACATATGAAATTGTTGTAACTTACGCTACAGAAACCACTACTCAATCATATCAATATATGACTTGGAGTAAATAGATGCCGAGTAAGAAAGCTAAGGCAAGGAAACAGAAACGAGCTAAGTTAAATAAGAAATGGGCGACCGAAGGTCGAACAGCTAACCAACATAAAAAATGGTTAAAAAAAATAAAAAAAAATAAATAATGAATAAATGGGATAGAGTAGAAAAAAGTAAAAAAATAACAACTCACCAAGATATACAGATGATATACATCAAGACAGGTTTGTTTGTATTGGTTGCTATAGCATATTTCTATTTCATTATAATGGGATGGACATTATGAAATATAAGGTTATAAAAGATTACCCAACATCAAATGGTATTCTTTACAAGGATGAGTTAGTCAAAGAAGAAGGCAACTCTACATTAAAAGGACACATTCGTGTTAAGGACAACATGGGCCGTATTTGGTTTGTGCCAAAAGAAGTTATAAATAAAATAAAATAATACTTGACACATATACATTTTTATTGTTATATTCCAGTATAATATGAGGATAGATATGAAATTAGAATTAAATAAAACATATGATTTTGATTTGACCGACACGATGTCGTTTGGTGATATCAAACAAGAAAGACTTTATGAGTTTTTCAAGGATGGTAGAAACGCGTCTTTTATGTTAGAGGAACAATTAATACATTGGTTTCCTGAACTAACTCGTGTTGAGGGAAATAAAGACCACGACCACATTGGTGAGAATGGTGTTAAGTATGACGCTAAAAACTTTACTAAAGGTGGTTTAAATTTTATGCCTTCCAATCAAATTGGAGCAGGTCGTGAGTATGATGAAGTAATCGCTTATGAGAAAGCTAACAAGTTAGTTTATATCTGTTGTGATATTATAGATTTTCCAAAAGTTAGAGTTATATTTAAAAGTGGAAAAGACTTGGTTAAAGATTTTCCAAAATGTAGAGTTACAAAAACTAATAGAGAGGTTTTATTTGGGTAAGAAAAAGGATTATGGTTTAGACCAATTCTATACTAATTTAGATATAGCCAAACAATGTATTGATTCCATCGACATCACTAAGTATGATGTTGTGATAGAGCCAAGTGCTGGTGCTGGTGCATTTTATAATCAGATTAATCACAAGTATAAAATGGGTTTTGATTTAGAACCTAAATGTGATGGTGTTCATCAACAAGATTTTTTAAAATACAAACATCCGTTTACTCCACATAATTTAAGTTTTATGGAAAGTAAACTAAATAAACAACCTAAGATATTAACCATTGGTAATCCACCATTCGGTAGACAAGGTAGTTTAGCTCAGAAGTTTATAAAACAAGCTTCTGAATTTTCTGATACCATAGCATTTATATTACCACGAGGTTTTAAAAAGAGGTCAGTATATGATAGAGTTCCATTAAACTTTTGGAATGTAAACGAAATTGACATACCTGAAAATTCATTTTCATTTAATGGAGAACCATATGATGTTCCTTGTGTTTGGATTGAATATCAGAAACAAGATAAGTTAAGAATTAAGGAAAAGAAATTAACACCCACTACATTTCAATTTACTACACAAGAAAATGCTAATGTCAGTATTCGTAGAGTTGGTGTAAACGCTGGAAAGACATTTCCACATACAGAAGTTTCCACACCATCTCATTATTTTGTTAAGGTGAATAATGTGGATGAGTTTGTTAGTAAGGTAAACGAAATAAAATTTAGTGATGGAGATACAACGGGTCCTCGTAGTATTCCCAAGAATGAATTAATAAAAAGAATTGAACAGACGAGCTAAAGTAAACACGACAAATATCAAAGGAATTAAAAAAGTTCCTTATGATGAAATTATTATACAAGGTGATATAGAGTATAAGTATTGTAGAGTGTGCACAAAACTTCTACCACTTACTGATTTCCATAAACACAAACAGGTTAAAAACTCTTGGAAAACTGGTCGTCAATTTGAATGTAAGACTTGTAAGAATACAAAAATAAATCCTTTTTTAAATCCATTGAGAACATCCGACCAACTGAGAGAATCTTCTGAGTGGTCGAGGTTAAGAGGATTGGTAATTCCAAAAGGTAAAATGGATAGTAATGAGATTTTTGAAAAGTTTAAATGTAAATGTTTTAAGTGTAATAAACATTTAGATATAAATAAAAAAGGAACATACGAGGTAGACCACACATTACCACATTCATTATGGTGGGGATATTCAACAGAGGACGCTACCTTATTATGTTATGACCATAATCAAGAAAAAACAGATAAGTGGCCAAGTGATTTTTATACTAAAGAAGAATTAAAAAGATTAAGTGAATTAACAGGATGGGATTTTGATTTACTAAATGGGAAACCACAGATGTGTAGGGAAAATGTAAATAAATTTCTTGAGAACCAAGAATACTTTACAAAGATGTGGTTGAAACGAGATAGTGGTAAAAAATTTCTAATCAAAGAAAAAAAGAAACTAAAAAGATTTGGATTTTTATAGCAAAATAAATGTGATGTTTTATTAAGTTTGATGATATATATATTATATATGAAAGTATTCGACGCTCAAATGAGGTCGATATCATAACGAATATCAAGGTTCAAAAGAAGTTGATATTCACCAAGTTGACTAACAAGTAACAAAGGAGAACAATAATGACTAAAGTTCTATTTAATCGCAACAATCTTCCCTTTTTCGATAGGGATGACTTTTTAACACCATTCGATAAGATGTTTGACAATCTCGTGGAAACACAATTTCCTGATATTGTAAAACAGGTTGGTGTAAAACCATATCAAGGTTCAGCATACCCAAAGGTTAATGTATATGAATACGATGACAAAATCGGTATCGTGGCAGAGATTCCAGGACTTGATAAGAAACAACTCAATGTAGAAGTTGAAGAAGGTATATTAACTATCTCAGGTGATAAGCATAACACCTTTGAAAATGATGGAGCAAAAGTACTTCGTAAAGAGTTAAAACAATCTTCATTCAAAAGGTCTTTTGAATTAGGTGAATTATTAGATGGAGATAATATTTCAGCTAAATTTAAAGATGGAGTTCTTTCAGTTTCTATTCCAAAAACGGAACCAGAACAACCAAAGAAACACTCAGTAAAAATCTCATAAAGATTAAGACAAGAGGGTTCAACCGAATTTTTAGTTTCCACATAAATCAAACTTAAAAAGACAACCGAACCCTTTTTTCTTTCTGTCAAAGAAAGGCACTTGTATGGGAAAGTTCAATAATAGGATAATCAATATTAATGATATCCTATACGAGTGCCTTGGTTCTATGTCGGTAGATAGTTCTGAAATAAAAGGAACTGATTATTGGAAAAAACAATGGAATGCCGATTCTGTATTGAGAAGCAATAACGAGTATTATTATTGTCGTATCATCGTGGACGCAGAATTTGAGGATATTTAATTAATTCTATATTTATATATAGGAGATAGCATATGTCAGATGAAACTTATTTTAAAGATTTGATTCGTAAGATTAAAGAGTTACGAGTTAGTAGTGGTAGTGGAGAAATTATTGTTCCTTCAGAAAACGAAGATACTAAATATTTTTTTGAAACTAAATTACCATTTACACCTCGTGATTTTGCTAAATTGAATACAGAAGAAAAGGAGGCATTGTTTATTTGGTTAAACAAGGATAACATGCCACAGGCATAGTGGAAGATAGGTTACAAGAGTTAAAGAAAAAAAAATTAGAACAGCAGGTACTTTATTTAAAATCAGAACTTGAAGAAACTCAATGGATATTTCAAGGTTGTTTGAGAGATTTTGATATTGAGTTTAGAAAGTATTTTAAAGAACCTACTAAAAAAGAAAAAGGTGATACTACAGCAGATTCACCTGAATATGACATTCCAATAGAGGATGTTAATTCGGTTTTTAAAAAAATAGCTAAACATACCCATCCAGACAAACTCGGAAACCAAAACTTATCAGATGAAGAATATGATGCCAAAGTTAATATGTATAAAGATGCACAACAATCTGTTAAGAATAGAGATTGGTCTAAGGTGGTAGAAATAGCAAAAGAATTAGGTATAGATATTTCAGATATCACAGGTGATGATAGTGAATATCTAAAGGAGAGTGTTAAGAGATTAACACAGAAAATAAAACAATTGAAGATGACTTTCGCTTGGAAGTGGAGTCATACAGAAGGAACGGATAGAGAGGTTGTCAAAGGAATGATTTTACAATCTCTCGGTCTACAAAAAGAACAGGAGAAAAAAGATGGCAAGTAGTAAAGAGCTATTTAATAAAATAAAAGAACATTTCGAAGAATTCGAAAATAACCATGAAATATATTCTGAAAAAGGTAATAAAGCAGCAGGTGGTAGAGCCAGAAAACATATTGGTGAAATAAAAAAACTTGTTACCGAATATAGAAAGGCTTCAGTAGCTGAATCTAAATAGAGTATATATAATATTTATTAACAACAATAAAGGTAAAATATGTTAAGGAAAGACCAGGTTGAAACTCAACTCGACATTCTACAACAATCGGTTGAACGATTAAAAACAAGTATTGTAGTTCCACAGGAACCAGGTGAAAAAGGTACTCCATACGAACTAATAATACAGCAGTTACAACAAATTGAGAATCAGATAGACGCTATTGTGAATCTGATTCAACTTGAGGATTAAATATTAATTAACGGAGAAAAAATGTGGAAACTAAAAATAGTAGGTTATTTCCATATTTAGTTGGACTAGCCGCACTATTAGTAGCGGGTAGTGCAGCTTTTTATTCAGTTTTCGGTTTAAGTAAATTATTTAGTGGAGCAGCTATAGCAGTAGTAATTATGGCTGGTTCACTTGAGTTTGCTAAGTTGGTAACTGCATCATTCCTATATAGGTATTGGGATGATATAAATCGATTCATGAAAACTTATTTAATCATAGGGGTGGTAACTCTTGTGATAATAACGAGTGCCGGTATCTTTGGATTTCTATCCAACGCTTATCAAGGTGCTACAGTAGTGTTCGAAAAAGAATCTACCGCCCTATTATATAAGGAAGATAGGTTAGACCAATTATCAGAAGATAAAAAATTCCTAAAGGAAGAATTAGAGGCTGCTGTTGCAGAACTACCCGATAATTATCGAACTGCTAAAAGAAAACTCAGAGAAGAATATCAACCAAAGATAAATCAAATCAACGAAGATATGATGGAACTTAAAGGTGAAATTGGTGATTTGAAAATAGCACTTGTTGAAACGGGTGTTGATGTAGGACCTGCAATTTATCTTGCACGAGTATTCGACACGGATGTAGATTCAGTCGTTAAGTATTTTATTTTTATGTTAATCGCTGTTTTTGATCCTCTTGCTGTAGTTTTAGTTATATCGTATAACCTAACGCTACAAGTTAGAATGAGAGATGAAAAAGATAGCCCTGATGAATCTGGGAAAAATAGAAAAACAGAAAAACAGAAAAAGAAACCTAAAAGATTAGGACTATATAAGGAAGGTAAATCTATGTTGGAAAAGGTAGTCAAAGAAACTTTCAGTCCTGATGAAGAAAAAAAGTCAAATAAGGTTATAAAGGATTTCGTTAGAAAGGCACCAGATGAAGATGACAGATTCAAAAGTGGTTCTGAAGTGATAGAAGAAGAACCAGGTGGTGGTGTATTTGAACCCGAAGAAACAAAAATATTTAAGGGTGGTGTAAAACCTAAAAAAAAGTAAAAAAAAGACTTGACTCGTATTGATTTTTTTCGTATATTCCAGTATAATAAATAAGGAATATAAAATGAATTTAAATGAATACTTGAATAGTGAAGGTTTTACAACCGACAACTTATCATTACTACCGAGTGTGGGTAGTGTAATCAACACCAAAACTGGTGATGTCTTTCCAATAATGGCGGATGATACAATTGATTTTTCCGATGGTATGTGTGTGAAGGATATGTATGAAGATCAATTCAATAGTGAGGAATGGTTCACATCACTACATAGTTGTGATAAACCCGTTGTGTATAATACATTACTGAATTTAGGTGTGACAACTTTTTCAACTTTTTTTTAAAAAAGACTTGACTTGTATAGTATTTTATTAGTATATTCCAGTATAAGATAAGGAGTTATTATGAGAGATTTATTTGACAAAGAGTTTCAAAAAGAAATGGATGATTTTTTCCATTACATCGACCACGAGGTCTTGGGTAGACCATTACCAGAACCTGAAGTTGAAGAAGATATCACAGATGAAGAAGCAGAGTATTGGGAAATGAAAGCGGAGATACATAATGGAATATAATGAAACTCTGTATGGGAAACAATATTTACTTGGAACTGATGTTTACGAAGATGGGAAACATAAGATATTAAATGTTCCATTGATTGATGTGATGGATAGGAATGGTTTTATACCCGAAGGTGATTACAATCAGATATTTACCTTGTCTGTTGTTTGGTATGAAAATAATGAAGAAGTTATGGTTCATCAAATCTATGACCACGATAGTGGTATTGTTTATTGGGAAGATAAAACCAATGATGAATGGACAGATAATGATGAAGAACTTTTAACAGCACTTTTAATGTATGGTAATTTACAAGAAACATTTGGAGAATATTCTCCAATCGATAGGAGAGATTATGTTTAAAACAGCAGCTGATGTTGGTAAAGGTCTGAGGAAACAAATTGTTCCGATGATGAAATCCAAAGGATTTAATTTAAGGGTAACTACCAGTAAAGAAAGTTATTACCACGATGGTAATGTAAGGGTTCAGATAACAAAAGTTCCTACTAACTTTCCTATTTGGATAGATGAGTATTCTAAGTGGAGAGTTACACCTAACGCTGAAAGATTAGTTCAAACTATAAAAGAAAGAATTGGTGTTTTAGTTGAACAACTTGATATAGATGTGTCGGTTGATTATGATAAAAAAATTCCTTTTATAGAATATGAGGAAAAATAATACTTGACTTTATCAATATTTATTCGTAAGATCAGATATGACAGATAAACAACTGCAAGATTTAATAATAAAAACATTTGATGGAGTTATCATTGATGATTATGACCGAGAGGTTCATAAGATTGATGGTAAACCATATGATATTACATTTGATAGAAGTAGAGTTGAATGGAGTTGTAGTTGTCCAGCATTTACTTTTCGTAGACGACACAAAATATCAAAGTGTAAACATATAATCGAAATACAAAACAAAAAATTTAAGACATTGGCTGAGGGCCGAGCTGGTGTCCGAGTGGTCTAAGGAGATGGATTGCAAACCCATTATTCGTGAGTTCGAATCTCACCCAGCTCTCAAAATAAAAGGAAAAATAAAATGAAAAAATCTTGGTTGTTATTAATGAGTCCCGATGAAAGGGGCGGTGGTGAAGAAATTAAAACTATATATCACGATAAATCAAGGGAAGAAATGGTAAAGATGATGACATTGTTTCAAGATATGAATGAACACTTGGTATTGTCTTTGGTAAGAATTAGTCCTGAATCAACATATGATGATATAATTAGAATTAGTGATTCAGAAATGTTTTTTATGGATTCTAAACGAAATTGGAATAGTGGAAAAACATATGAAGAAATACAAGACGAAATACTTGAGGAAAAAGTTATGGAGTCTTTAATAAACGGCGATATGGGAGTCGCATAAATAAAGAGAGAGTAAAATGAAACAAACTACATTTGAAAAAAATGGTGGTTACTTCATAAATGGAGTAGCGTATATGGATTGTAAAATCACTGGTGAACCAGTAGCCAATGTAAGCACAGAATCTAAATCTGTAATTGGTAGTAGGGCACTAACAGGATTACTTCACAAGAAGTTTCCTGACCAATCAAAACCAGCATACAAACCAACGGGTAGACCAGCTGGTTGGCATTGGATGAAAGAGTTCGTGGATAAGGATGGAACGGTTTATCACTTAGGTAAAGAACAACCCAAGTTAAAAGGAACACTTCCACCTACTAAGGTTACACCATCTAAAAAGAAACCTACTAAACGAAGAACTCAAGAAGAAATTCTTGTAGCCCGTGAAGCAGAGAAAAAGGCAGAACTAAAGAAAGCTGTTAAGAAACAGAAGGATTTTTTGAATCATCAATTTGGAGATAAGTAATGTTTGAATCAATAATACATTTCTTCAAACACTTCATAGGATTATGTGGAGAATCACACCCAAGTGTTTTGGTAAGTGGGTTTGGACTCTTTACAATAATAGCAATTTACATTAGCGACATCATACATTACATAAAGGATAAAATAAATGTCTAAGAAAGATAAAAAGAAAAAAGGTCAATTTGACCACTACAAGAAATGGACAACCGATGAAGGTTACATATTTCTAGCAGAAACTAAAGAAGATGCAATATTGTATCTTAAACATATGGAACACGCTAATTTGGGTTCACTCAAAGAGGTCAAGTAATGGTAGAATTTACTATTTTGTTTGTAGGTGTTTTATTAATGGGTTATCTTGTAGAGAAAGAATCCAAACGAATACAAAGGAAGAATAAAGATGTTTGAATTTTTAGTGGTGTGTATTTTACTATACATAGCAAATGAGATTTCAAAAAACAATAACAATCCAAAATTTTAAGGAGTTAAAATGAGCACACATCCAATGAAACCTATAACCAAACCAGGTGAAGGTAAACAGAGAAAGAAATATGTTACACAAGAATTATACTTAGAGGAACGATACGAAATATCTCGCGGTCTTAAAGGACCTAAGAGATTAGAAAATGAATCCTTTGAAGATTATAAGACTCGTAGAAAAGCAGAAAATGGTCTGTTGAAAGAATATCTTCGTGGTGTTTGGGTAAAGAAAGAAGATTGACAAGTATTCATAAAAAGATAAAACATTTGAACCATACTCTGATTGTATGGGCAGAGGATAACAAATATAAAAATCATCGTAATGATGATTATATTATTCCACCAAGAACACTTGACGATGTGGAAGTATCTGAATGGAAGGAAGATATGTTATTTGTTACCAAGTTAGATAGATTGTTATCAGAGGGTAAGACTTTGACAAAGAAAGAAATTCTGATGTCTAATCAACTATATAAATTTTATAGTCAAATGTATATGAAAAATTTACTAAGGAAATAAATGTATAATATATTTTTAATATTACTTATGTTACAATGGAACTCGTGTTCACCAGCACCAGAACCTACTTACATTGATGATGTGAATATGGAGAATTATGCGTAAAGTAATTGATTGTTTCAAAGAAGATAATCCTATAATTAATAAAAAACTAAGAGAGGTTTCAGTTGAAGAAGGAAACATTATTGCCACAGAACTATTTCAGATACTTAACAAAAGAGGGGACGGTATTGGGTTGGCAGCGAATCAAGTGGGAATTGATGCACAAGTGGCCGTTGTCAATGTTATTGAACCTTTGGTTCTCATTAACCCAAAAATCAAAGACCAATGGGATGAGATAGATTATTACGAGGGATGTTTAAGTTATCCAAAGCATGGTATTCACACTAAGAGATATAAAAATATTATTATTAAAACTGAACAATCAGAAAGTGAATGGTATTTTAGTGGAGCAGAAACTACACAAGAGGCAAGAGGAAGTTGGGAAGAAAAGAATAAAAAGGATGAACAAGACCAAAGAATATTAGAAGCTATATGTGTTCAACACGAGATAGACCACTTGAATGGAATAACCATACACGATAGAGAAAACAAACCAGAACCTATTTTATCTACAAAAAAATATGGAAGAAACGAAAAAGTTATGATTACCGATGGTAATGAAACAAAAGAATTAAAATACAAAAAAGCAAAACCACTTATAGATAGTGGTAAGTGGGAAATCTATATAGGAGGCCCGATAACCTAAAATGAGAAAACTAAAAATGAAAAAGAAACAAACAAAACCAATCAGAAGAAAATGTCATAATTGTGGAAAGATGGCAACTAATCCAGTTGTGTATCATTTAGTTCCATCCATTCCATATGGAGAACCAATTCCAGCATATTCTAAAAGTGCACCTAAAACCAAACGAGTTGATTTAAAAGGTGATATGAAAATAATAGCTAAAAACTATTGTGATAGAGAATGTATGGCTGAAGGTAGGTCAAAGTTAGGTGTCTAAAAAGACCAAAAAGAAAAGTCCTAAATACTCTAACGCTGGTAAAGGTGATAAGAGTAGGATATCAGATATTAACAAGTATGCCGAAAATTGGGAAAAGATTTTTGGTAAAAAGAAAACTAAGGAGAAATCTAAGAAGTGATAGAATCAATGGTTATGTTAGTTTTAATGATTACATTCGGAATGATATCATTAGTAGTTATGATTTCAGTAGATAAAAATGAAAAAGATAAGACATAGTAAATTACCGATTACACTATCGAGTGCTGATACATTAGATTATGAAATGTTACATGCCATACAATTAAACTTAATGTATGATGAAAATGATAGTAGAGAAGATAATCAAGGTTGTTGGAATGCATGGGTAGACGAAGATGGTAATTGGTTTAATCCATATAAACCTAATCCAAATCAGTTAGAGTTGTTTTAATGAAAAAATATTTAACATACGATGATGTAAATATAGTTCCAAAATACTCAGAGGTAAAATCTCGTGATAATGTAGACCTTACTACAAGATTTACCAAGAATAGAAAACTACACATCCCAATAGTAGCCTCACCGATGGATACCGTAACTGAAGAAAAGATGGCTATCGAGATGATGGAAAGGGGTGCTGTAGGTGTTATACATAGATTTATGTCTATTAAAAAACAATCTTATATGATGAAATCATTACATTATAAATGGGATAGTTTTTTCAACATAGGTGATGGTAAAGAAAGAAGTGCTGATAATGATTATGATGAGTGGTATAAGAAGTTACATAATAAGAGTAAAATAACCAAATCAGATTACGAGGAATTAAAAGATTACGGAATGTTCACAGATGATATGGCAGAAACCGATAGGATGTGGAGAAACCTACCCTTATGTGCAGCAGTTGGTGTTACGGATGATTATTTAGAAAGAGCGAAAGAATTGGTTTTAAATGGATGTAATGTGATACTTATAGATGTAGCACACGGCCACCATAAAAATGTAGGAGTAGCTATTGAAGAAATCAAAAGTAAAATATCAAATATCGAGGTCATCGCGGGAAATGTTGCGACAAGAGATGGAGCAGAATTTCTATGTGAAAAAGGTGCTGACGCCATTAGAGTGGGAATCGGTAACGGCTCACTATGTGAAACAAGAATCAGGACTGGCGTCGGACTACCTCAGGCTAGTGTTCTTCTTGATTTGTATTCCGTTTGTGACGATTGGGATGTTCCTATTATTGCTGATGGTGGTATTCGGAATGTGGGTGATGTGGCTAAAGGACTTGGTTGCGGTGCTGACTCCATCATGGTTGGTTCGTTACTTTCGGGCACCAAAGAAAGTCCAGGTCAAATAGAAAAACAAGGTGAATGGCCTAACGAAAAATTATTTAAAAAATACAGAGGTTCTGCATCAAGAGATTCAAAAGGAAACGATAAGAATGTTGAGGGAAATCATAAAGTGATTCCGTATAAAGGTAAGGTAAATAGAATACTTAGTGATATAGAAGATGGAATAAAAAGTTCGTGTTCCTATGTAGGGGCAAATAATCTTGAAGAATATAGGTCTTTAGTAGAATTTGTAGAAGTAACAAATGCAGGTCAAGTAGAGGCTCGACCACATTTATTAAATTAAAGGGAAAAAAATGGTATTAGATAGTTTATTAGCAGGAATGATGTTATTCAGTTCTTTTGCAATGAGAACACCAAATGTCCAGCCTAATCCTGATGATTACGAGGTTAGTATTGGAATAAGTCATAATAACTTTCATATCAATAGACAATGGGAAAGAGAACTCGGAGAATTTTATCTTGATGATTTAGTTTGGGCTAAATTAGATAATGGTGTATACTTTAAACCAGAGTATATGAACAAAGAGAGTCAAGGTGTAAAGTATCTAAAGATTGACTGGAGAGGTAAATTTAAATCTTGGACATATGGATTCACAAGTCGTAATGATGAGGATAATCCATTCAGTAGAAACTTTGAAACATTTGCATCTTTTGGTATGAGTCAAAAGAAAAAATATTATAATGATAAGGTAGAAGTCGAAGTAACTTTTGATGGATACTTTCCACCAGGTAAAGATGACGAAAGAGATACTTTTGAGTTTGAAGATAAATTCAAAGTATCTTGGAAACTTACAGATAGGATAAGAATATACAATCTTGGTGAAATATCTAAGTTACAAGGAAAAGAGTTTTACAAAGCTAAAATTGGATTTGAATATTTATTTAAATAATTAATGGAGAACAAAATGAATAAATTTTATACTGCGGCTCTAAGTCATTGGAAATCTCAAAGAGATGAGGCCTTAGCCACATTAGAATTATATTTTCAGAAATCAGTTGGAATTGGAGAACACTCTAAAATCTTACAAGAAATAAATGATTGGACTGCAAAATTATCTGAGGCTAATGAAAATTTAGAATCACTTAAAACATATTTTGATGATTATGGTGATGTAAAAGACGATAATAAAACCAAGAAATTATTAAACGATTAATTTAATATTTGATACTTATCTTAAATTATGGAGATAATCATATGGACATTACTAAGATTATTCAGGCACTAAGTGAGGCCTTAGATGATAAGGATTGGGATGTTATTAAGGAATTGTTGGAAGAATTAATCTATGAGGAAGAAAATCCTATCAAGGAATATGAAAACGATAGTGATGTAGATAATGAGAATTTATGGGGCTGACTTGGAAATCGACTGGTGTTATTCGATACTAAAGTGCAGCAGAGTTTGAGTAGACTCTTAAATAAGACTCAACGAAACTCAAATGGCGATAATTCGCTTGACGGGTTGGAGATAGATTGGCATTTAGCTGAGTATGATTACTCGGTTGACTTACCAATTGGTGATTCCCAACCATCTTACGCCTACGCGGCATAAGATACTGAGTTGTCTAACACTCGGTCATAAAATAAGTTAGACGAACAACTCTCGTATATGAGTATAAAGATACACGGAGCTATCCAAGAAAATAGTTGGTGGTTTGTAGGTAACTTCTCAGAGGGTAGTAACCTAACTAAGCTGTAAATGACTTTGTAAAGAAGGCAAACAGGACGGGAGTTCGAATCTCCCCAGCTCCACAAAATTAGCAAGAAAGTTCTTGTAAATGGTTATAAAAGGTTGTAAGATCAATATATGAAAAAATACTATTATGAAAGAAGTAATTTGCTTGAAAGTGATGTGAACATCAACTTTGAGGAATTACTATATATGAATGAAGAAGAAACTTCCGAGTGGATTGAAAAACTTAGAAGTTTTATATTATCTGAATGGGATGATAAAGGTATTCCACCCACAATCGGAGCTAACACTTCAGATATAAAAAAGAACTTTCAAAAATTAAGAGAGTATGATGTTCATAATAAGTTTTTGATTCGTGATGATAGTGGTAACGAGAATGTAATTAAGAATTATAATAAACATGCAAGTAGCGTTAATCAGTTCTTCCCAACTATGTTAAAGACTCGTGTTCAGAATGGTAGTATCTATGATTGGTTTACGGATGAGTATAGAGATAAATTTCAAAAGGTTATTAAGAGAATCTTAAAAAGAGATTCAATGTATAATTGGTCTAAGTGTTTATTGAATGGTCAAGAGTTACCTAAAAACTTTTTTATAGTTCAACACAAGCATAATTCAGTAGAAAATATTTACAAACAATTATCAGTTGAAGAAGTAGAGAAGTTAGATGATAAACACAAAACTAATTTACCTAAAGAGTTAGATGGGAGCACATACAAATTCTTAGTTAGGGATTTTGAATTAGGACAAAAGTTATTTCCAGCAGGTATTCAAGCATTCAGATTAGGACTTGGACAACCAGCAGTAAACTTTCCACCATTGACTGCCAGATACTTGTATGAAAGATTTACAGACCATATTAATATCGATGAACTCGAACCCAAACAATTAAATATTTACGATCCTTCAAGTGGATGGGGTGGTCGTATTCTTGGGGCTATGTCATCTATAAAAAGAATTCATTACATTGGAACAGACCCGAACACCGATAATTTTATTGATGAGGTGGGTATATCAAGATACGAATATGTAGCTAACTTTTTTAACAATGAGGTATTAGAAACCAATCCTTTTTGGGAAGAAGAAAAAAATACATTTCATTATTTTCAAGAAGGTAGTGAACACATTGGAAACCATCCTGAATTTCAACAATACAAAGGTATGTTAGATATGGTGTTTACATCACCACCTTATTTTGATAGGGAACAATATTCAGAAGATGAAGAACAATCATTCAAGGCATATCCTAAGTATGATGATTGGAGAGATAACTTTCTCAATCCCACATTGACCAATGCTTTTAACAGTTTACGAAAAGATAGATATTTATTATGGAACATAGCTGATATAAAAATCGGAAAAGATAAATACCACCCTCTTGAACAAGATAGTATCGATGTAATCGAAAACCTCGGTGGTGAGTATCAAGGTAAACTCAAAATGTTGATGACTTCAATGGTTGGAGTAGACCAATCAAATGTTAAAAACTCGGTTAAAATAAATGGAACTTATTTAAAGTATGAACCAATATTCATTTTTTACAAGAAATGACTTGACTTTTACTGCAAATTGTCGTAAGATCAAGAGTAATTCGAAAGGAAAATAGTATGATAAATACAAGAACAGCAATCGCGGGGGTTGTGTTCGTAACAATGGTTAATGGGTTTATATCCATTAATATGTTTAAGAATCAATCCACATTTTACTCAAATGAAGTAGATAAATTGCTACAGAGTAATGAACAACTACATACAGAACTTCAAGAATTTTATCAGTTCGGTATAGAGGTAGATGTAACAATGTATCAACCAGTATATCCACAAACCGATAAGACTCCTGATATAACAGCTGATGGAACAAAGATTCGTATCCATAAGGCAAGTGAGTATAAGTTTGTAGCTCTATCACGAAATCTATTATCAAGGTGGGGTGGCCCATTTAACTATGGAGATTTTATATACATCAAGGGAACAAAAGATAAAGATGGAGTGTATCAAGTAAGAGATACAATGAATCCCAAATGGGTTAATGTCGTGGATATCTTAGAATCTACGCATGTAAGTCCATACAAGTATGAAAATGTTCACATCTACAAGATGAATTGGACAGATAATTTAACATTATTAGAAGATAAAAAATCATAAATAAAGGAGAATAAATTTATGTCAAAAAAGAATACCGAACTAAAAGTGGGGGATTGGGTTTCCGTATTAATGACAGGAATAAATAGTGGTAATGAACCAGCATATCAAATTGAAAAGATTGAGGGAGATGATTACTATGTTGTTCAGACCGAAGGTTCATATCAACATAGGATGACAACCACTAAAAAGAAATTAAGAAAGTTATAGAAATAAAAAATAAGAGGTTATAAATGAAACAACTTACAGAAGAACAATTACTTGGTAATTGGGAAAAGTTGTTGCAACTCGTAGAAGATACATTTGAGGGTGAACGAAAAGAGAAACTCTTGGAGATGTATAAGTTCTTCGAAGATAGAATGGTTATAGCACCAGCTAGTGGTAAAGAAGAATACCACTATTGTTACGCTGGTGGTTATGTAAATCATGTTCTTCATGTAGTTGAAACAGCACTTGAAGTATCCAAGACCTATGAAAAGGTTGGTGGTTATAAAGATTGGACAGATGAAGAACTCATCTTTTCGGCACTACATCACGACTTAGGTAAGGTCGGTGATTTAAACGGAGAGTATTATATTCCCCAAGATAACGATTGGAGAAGAAAGACTCTCGGTGAGATATTCACACACAATACAGAAATAGATAATATGAGGGTAACGGATAGGGCGTTATTCATACTTCAACACTTTGGTGTTAAGGTCAGTTTGAAAGAAACTCTTGCCATCAAGGTATCTGATGGATTGTATGATGAAGCTAACACCTACTATATGAAAGTATTTGATGCTAGTCGTTCATTAAAAAATCATCTACCATACATCATACATTGGGCAGACCATATGGCTACACAAGCTGAATTTGATGAATGGAAACGAGAAGATGAAGATAACAAGGAAGAAATGGAAAGTAAGTTAGAGAATATTAAGAATATTAGTATTGGTAAGAAAGAAAAAAAGTTAAAACAAAAACATCAAGATCCAGTAATGGAAAGTAAACACAAGGATTTGTTTGATGAATTATTTGGAGATAGCAATGATAGTTGAAATAGGATTAGGATTAGTAATTCTTATTGAAGGATATGTAATTTGGAATCTGATGAGAAAAACAGAACTACTTGAAACTTGGGTAGAAAATTTCGGTGATAAAATTACACGAGTCCAACAAGAATTAAAAGATATAGATTCGACTGGTCATTTTGAAGCAGATGACGAAGTTGGTTCTATATTCGATTCAATAAAAGAAATAATTAATGAGTTAAATGATTTAACAGAAGGAGAAGTAAGTGAGTAAAGTTACAAAACCTGTAAAGAAAAAAAAGAAACCTAAAAATTATTATTTTGACCAAGTGGTTGAAAATGCAATAATTCGTTATAATAATACAGATGATGCTAGGTTGAAGAATATTATTTATAACGACCATATTAAATTTGCATTTGACAAACTTGCAGAAAATATAATTCATACTTTTAAGTTTTATTACTTTGATGTTTCTTCAGAACAAGTTAAACACGAAGTTGTTTCTTTTCTTGTAATGAATATGCATAAGTTCAAAGAAGGTAAGGGAAAGGCATTTTCATACTTTAGTATTGTTGCTAAGAATTATTTAATTCTTCATAATAATAAGAATTACAAACATTATAAATCTCACGATAAGATGGATGTTCTTGATTATAGTAATAATATAAAAGAAAAACAGAATATTGGTGAGGTTGCAGATTTTAATAAAGAATATGTTGACCAGATGTTAGAATATTGGGAAGAAAATCTTCCGAATATTTTTAGACGACAAAAAGATATTCTTGTAGCAGATGCAGTATTAGAAATGTTTAGACGCAGACAGAATATAGAAAACTTTAATAAGAAAGCATTATATATTTTAATTAGAGAAATGACTGGTTCTAAGACTCAACATATTACTCGTATAGTTAATGTTATGAAAAAGTTTAATGTGAATCTAATGAGAGAGTTTCAAGAAACTGGTCAATTAGATACCGCTAACACAGGATCATTTTTGTAACATTTTGTTATGTAGTGTTACACATTTTTGTTTCGAAATGATACACTTTTAAAAAACTTCTAAGAAACTAAAAACCTCATTTTTTGAATGGGGTTTTTTTGTGCCCCCATAACTTCAATAATATAGATACTTAAAATTTTTTTTATTTTTTTTCTCAAAATAGGGTACTTTGGTACAGTTTTTGTAGTATATAAGTAGATAGACAACATCACAAGGATGATGTCAGACTAAACTAAATAAAGGAGAACTGAGATGTTCATAAACCTAATTAGAAAAATGAAAAGTAATAAGGGTAATTCACTAGCTGAATTTGCTGTTACTACCGCAATGATGGCAACACTAGCTACAACAGCCGCTCCAAAATTTGGACAAGTGGGTGCAGGAGCTAAAGAAAAAAAATCAATGAATAACATTGATAAAATTCTTACAGTTGCTAATAACTTTTACAACCAAACACTATCCGAAGAAGGTAAAGGAAGATTCCCAGGACAAGAGAAGTATGATGTCGCTGTTGGTGGAATCAATTTAGCTGAAGGAGCACAAACAGATGAAACACTTGAAGCTTACATCGAAACGATACTTGACGAAAAAGTATCTTACACAGATGACCTAAGTGAGTTCGTGTATGTTTTCTCAACAGCTGTAGACGATGATGACGCGTTACAAGGTGATTGGATGAGTCTTGAAACTTCTGTTACTTACGATGGTAACTCTGAAGTTGGAGCACTTGATTTCAAAAAAGACTTTGGTAACAATGGTATGTCAAGTCCATTTCAGGATGGTTCTTACGCTTACTTAGTAATACCAGGAAGTGGTAGTGGTACATCTGCACAAGCACCAGTTGTAGTTGTGATAGATACAGAAAACCCATCAAAACTTCATAAAACTTTAGTACCTTAATACACAACAAAACCGAAAGGAAAAACAATGAAGAACATATTAAAGAATACAAGTAAAGGTTTCACATT